GAGCCTTGTCTGGAAGAAAAGGTTTTTATGAAGGCGGACCAAGTGATAGAGATGGGTTTGGTTTTGGTAATTTTGGACAGCAGGGTACTAGTGCTCCAGACTCTCTAGGAAGACCTGGTGGATTAAATGTATCTCACGCTCCAGAACAAAACCCACATCAGAACTTTAACCAAACTACTACCGAACATACTCCGGGGCAGAGTCCAGATGATACGGATGAAGCTCCTGAAAAAAATCAGTGGTGGAGTAAATTTACAAAAAATCTAAGAGAAGATGTAACAGACTTTTTTAGCCCTGAAAACATACAAAAAGGCATTATGGGCCTTGCACTAAGTATGGTTAATCCAGCAGGTATGCTTGGTCTTAATGGTCTGTTGGGTATGGTGGCTAATACAGGTATGTTGGCTGCAGCGACGTCTCCTAGTGAATCAGAGCTTGCACAAGGTCAAGTGGATGTGGCTCAAGCTAACATGGATGTAGCACACGACGCCGGCACCGAACAAGCTATGCAGAATGCACAAGCCGCTTTATCTTCGGCACAAGCGGCAGAGGCAGCAGCAGCTGCAGCGGCAGCAGAAGCTAACGAAAACGAACATGGGGGTAATGAGAGACCCGTCTATTTAGCTTCTAACCCTTATCAAGGGGTTCCTTATTCGGGTTATCAAGGAAGTACGATGGATCCTCCACCAGACTATTCTCACTATGTTTTATCTCACGATGAAAAATCTATGGCGGATGGCTTAGAAGCAATAGGCTATGCTCCGCATACTGCTATTCAATATGCAATGCATTATTACAATAACGCGGAAGCCCCTGTATATACTTAAATGTCTGAAAAAATTAAAAAAGTAATGCGTGAGTTTAAAAATAAAAAATTAAACATTGGCAAATCTAAAAAAAAGGTTAAAAATAAGCGCCAAGCTATCGCTATCGCTCTAAGTGAAGCTGGTAAAAATAAAAAGAGGAGGATCACATGATTCAAGACTTAAGAGACACAATCGTAGACAAATGGAATGATATGTCTGTCAAATCAAAACTGATTGGCGCGGCTATCGTTATCGTAATCGCTTTAATCATCATCTTATAATATGTTCCAACTATTATTAAAACCATTACTCGGTGTAGCCGGTGATATGGTTAAAGGTGTGATTGAAACTAAGAAGGCTAAATCAGAAGCTAAGCTGACTGAGATCAAAGCTGCTACTGCTCTTAAAGAGCAGCAGATCGCTGGAAAAGTGTCGTGGGAAGCATCAGCCGTAGATCAAATGAAAGGCTCGTGGAAGGACGAACTAAGTCTCGTCGTGCTGCTGGCCCCCGCGGTGCTCGTATTTATTCCTGGGTGTCAAGAATATGTTCGAAGTGGTTTTGTTGCACTGCAAGATCTCCCGTCGTATTACCAGAATTTATTATACATCGCGATTTCTAGTTCATTTGGCATGAAGGCGGGACAATCAGCCTTTAAAATGTTCAAAAAAAAATAGATTGACTTAATTTTACATTGGGGGAAATTATGGGGGAAGATAAACCTCAGAATCCACTTGATGAGTTCTGGGATAATTTAGGAGATAAAAAGAAAAAATATGTCAGAAGCTACGGATCCAATAAACGTAATTCAAAAAATGCGAACATACTTAAGAAAGACAATGGAGGATCACATGACCGTGATCGCTCAGGGGGTTGACACTATGGAAGAATACAAATATATATTAGGTAAGATCCACGCGTTGGATTTAATTAATCAGGAATTCTCTAACCTGCTAGAACCAAAGGAGCCAGATAACGATGACCCAACAAACGTCACACGCATTAGAAGATAAATATAAAGCCGCAGAACAAGCAGCTACAGAAGCCCCAGAAAAAACTAATTTAGATAAACTACCCAATCCTACGGGTTGGAGATTACTTGTTATGCCTTTTAGAGTTAAAGAAGAAACAGAAGGCGGAATTATTATTGCACAAGAAACTTTAGACAGAGCCCGAGCCGCGGTCCAAGTTGGATACGTATTGAAGATGGGTCCGCTTTGTTATGAGGATAAAGAAAAATATACTACAGGTCCGTGGTGCGCGGAAAAAGATTGGGTGATCTTTGCACGATATGCAGGATCACGAATGGAGATTGATGGTGGCGAGATACGAATGTTAAACGATGATGAAATCTTAGGTACGATAGAAGATCCTAAAGATTTGATTCACGCAATGTAATCATAGGAGGACTACAACTATGCTCGATGAAAAAATCGACGTGGGTGAAGCCGACGAGGAAGCAACAGAAATTGATCTGGATGCCCCAGCGGAAAAACCCGAACCCGAAGAAGAGAAGATAGAAGTTCAGGAGGAAGAAGCTCCCGTTGAAAAAACGGAAGACGGAAAACCTGCTGAACAAAAAGAAGAACTTTCTGAATACTCTGATGGTGTTCAAAAAAGGATAGCTAAACTTACTCGCAAAATGCGGGAAGCTGAAAGGCAAAAAGAAGAAGCTATTACTTTTGCAAGAACACAGAAGGACGAAGCAGAACGTATTAAAAAGAGATATGATTCTTTAGATAATTCTTACACACAAGAATTTGAAAAAAGAGTTACAACTAATTTAGCAGCTACTAAGCAAAAACTAGCAGCCGCTATTAATTCAGGGGACGTTGAAGCACAAGTTAACGCGCAAGCGGAACTTAGCGCCTTGACTATGGATGCTAATAAATTAGCAAGAATAAAAGACGCAGAAGCAATGGTAAGTCGTAAAACTACCGAAGCTCCTGTTAATGCCCCTAAAACACAGGCCCCACCACAAAGACCTCCGGATCCTAAAGCTGATGCTTGGGCTAGGAATAATTCTTGGTTTGGTACTGATAACGCTATGACTTATACAGCTTTCGACATACATAAGAAGTTAGTTGAGGAAGAAGGATTTGATGCTTCTACTGATGAATACTACTCTGAAGTCGATAAAAGAATAAGACTTGAATTCCCACATAAATTTGATACAAATAGGGATACTGCAGCTGATGGTGGTGAAATTCCAACGCAGAATGTAGCAAGTGCCAAACGTCCGGCCAAACAAGGACGCAGAAAAACTGTGAAACTCACACCTTCACAGGTAGCAATTTCTAAAAGACTAGGTGTGCCACTTGAAGAGTATGCGAAACAATTAGCCGCGAAGGAGGTATAAGCATGACAAAAGATAAAAAATCTATAAAAACTTCCCGCGCGAGTCAAACTAGGGTTAAAGAAGAAAAACCTAAAGTATGGACTCCTCCATCATCACTAGATGCACCACCTGCGCCAGACGGGTATAGACATAGATGGTTACGTGCGGAGAGTATGGGCTTTGACGATACAAAGAACATCTCAGGCAAAATAAGATCTGGATGGGAGTTAGTGAGAGCTGACGAATATCCGGATAGTGACTATCCAGTCGTTACCAGCGGAAAATACGCAGGAGTGATCGGAGTTGGTGGCCTTGTACTGGCAAGGATAACCGAAGAGCTCGCAAAGTCGCGTGAAGAGTATTTCAGACAGAAAACTATGGATCGCAATGAGGCTTTAGAAAACGATGTCTTAAAGGAACAGACTGCAGGTGTGCCAATCAATCAAGATAGGCAGACCCGTGTAACTTTTGGTGGCTCAGATAAAACTTAGTCTTATCTAACCATCGATTTAACCAATAAACCTTTAAGGAGGATAAAACTATGGCTAATAAAGATGCCGCATTTGGTTTTGCACCTATTGGAAAAATCGGAGGAAACGCACCAGGAAAACTTGGAGAATATCAAGTTGCAGCTTCACAATCTGCACTCTTTCAGGGAGACGCTGTAAAACCCACAGGTGGTTATGCAGTTGTAGCAACTGAAGGCGCTGATGTTCTTGGAGTATTCTGGGGAGCGAATTACGATGATCCAACTACGAATAAACCAATCTTTAAAAATAACCTACCAAGCGTTGCAGCCGTTGCTAATGTGTTTGTTTATGATGACCCTTACCAAGTATTTGAAGTACAAGGTGATGGCGCATCAGCTAGAACAGATCTATTAAGATATATGGATATCAACGTAGCTGGTACAGGTAACTCAACAACTGGGATAAGTGCTCAAGAAGCTAAAGTATCTACAGTAGGCGCTAATGGACAACTCGCTATTACTGGTGTAACAGCTACACCGGGAAGAAACGATATTGGCTCAGCGAATCTTACTTACACATGCTTACTTTCTGAACATACTTATGCTAACTTATAATAGCAGGAGGACATAAAAAATGGCTATATCAAGACAACAACTAGCAAAAGAGCTAGAGCCAGGTCTAAATGCATTATTTGGACTTGAGTATAAAAACTACGAAAATCAGCATGCTGAAATTTTCGACACAGAAAACAGTGACAGAGCTTTTGAAGAAGAAGTAATGTTATCTGGTTTCGACAAAGCAGGCGTGAAAGCTGAAGGTGCTGCTGTTGCTTATGACAACGCACAAGAAACTTACACTGCAAGATATCAACATGAGACAATTGCTCTCGCGTTCTCACTAACTGAAGAGAACATTGAAGATAACTTGTACGACAAGATTTCTAGTCGTTACACTAAAGCACTAGCACGCTCTATGGCTCAAACTAAGCAAACCAAAGCTGCGAATGTATTAAACAATGCATTCCAAAGTTCTGGTTATAATGGTGGCGACGGCGAATCTTTAATCGGAAACGCTCACCCTACTATTGCTGGGGACATTAGCAACAGACCGAGTACTCTGTCTGACTTGTCTGAGACTTCCCTTGAGCAAGCTATGATCGACATTGGCAATTTCAAAGACGAAAGAGGTCTTAAAATTGCTGCTAAAGGTATGAAACTAATTATACCTGCTGACGGTCAATTCACAGCTGAGAGGATTACAAAATCCGCTCAACGTGTTGGAACAGCTGATAATGACATCAACGCTCTTAAATCTATGGGGATGATTCCTCAAGGTTATGTAGTGAATAACTACATCAACGATGGCGAGCAATGGTTCATTAAGACTGATGTTCCTAATGGAATGAAGCACATGGTTCGTGCACCAATCAAAACTGCCATGGAAGGCGATTTTGAAACTGGTAACATGAGATACAAAGCAAGGGAAAGATACAGCTTCGGTTGGTCTGACTGGAGAGGTATCTACGGTTCTGACGGTACTGCTTAATAAGTAGAACTGTTAGGTCTAACCTAATTAGAGGGGCGCTTCGGCGCCCCTTTTTATTTGCATTTAATGTTTTAAGAGAGTATATTCAAAATACTGCACATCAAAAATAAGTTAGTATAGACTCGTGCAGTAGACAAACTCTTAGGACTATACTAGCGGAAATAGGAGAAAAATTATGGCTAATACAACATTTAGCGGTCCGGTAAGATCGGAAAACGGCTTTGTAGACATTGTAAAAAATGCATCTGGTAAAGTTATTACTAATATGAAGTTAGAAGTATATGAAGCAACAGTCTCTGTTGCTAGTGGTGCTACAACTGGAAAAGAGGCGGCAATTGGGATGCCTACTAATTTTATACCAATGGCATGCACAATAGTAGTTACAGAAGCTTCATCAAATGCAGTTAATCTTGACGATGTAGGATCAGACGCTGATACAGACGGTTACTTAGATGGAATCGGAGGTACATGCGCAGTCAATTCTACAGGGTTCAAAGGATTCTGGATTTTGAATGGTGCTTTAGGATTTATTGATCTTGGTGCAGGAGTTGCTGCAACAAGTTCTACACCAGATGAAGTTGAAGTAGTTTTAAGTGGGGATCCAGGAGCTGGCGCAGCCGGTGGGTCTACTACAATAAAATTAAAATTCTTCGGAATATCTAGTACTTCAGATACTGAATAATTAATTAACAGTGGGGCTTCGGCCCCACTAATTTAGGAGGAAAATATTATGGGTGGTAGTTCTTTTACATCAGATCAAAAGACCGCACACGTAACTGCTGATGGACAAATGGTAACAGGCTCTTGTAGAGTTACCTCTATTCAAGCAAAAGGTAATAATGCTAACTGTGGTGTTATTTTATATGATAATACTTCTGCAGCAGGCACAGCACATACTTTCTTGTTTGGAGAAGAAGGTTTATCTGTTTTTGTACCAGGAAGTGGTATTAGATTTAAAACTGGCGTGTATTGTGATTTAACAACTACA